TCCTTTCTCTTATCTGAAACGGTTCAAACCGAATCAGTTCGATGTCCTGCGTCTTCGGACTTGGTTCTCGGGGTTGGGCAAAGTTCGCCCCGTCTTGAGTCGGTCAAAACTGGATCTGGTTCCTACGGCGATGATGTTGCAGCTTGGTCGGAAAGAGTCCAGGGCAAAACATTGTTTGAGTGGCAGAGGATTGCTTTGAACGGCCAGTTGTCTCATGATGAGAATGGTGACCTTGTCTTTCGTGAGTCTCTGGTTGCAACGGCTCGTCAGAATGGTAAGTCTGTTGCGTTGACTGCTTTGATTGGTTGGGCGTTGACGGAGTGGGCGGTCACTCGAGGAAAGGCTGTTCATGTTCTTTCTGTTGCTAACAAACTTGATCGCGCGGTTGCCATCTTTCAGGAATTGGCTCCGGTACTCGAGGCGCAATTTGACGCTCATGTGACGTGGAGTTATGGACGCAACAAAGTTGAGATGCTAACGGGTTCTTCTTGGGAAGTCCGCGCTGCGACTTCGAACCTGCATGGCGGAACTTACGACTTGATTGTTGTTGACGAAATTTGGAATGTCTCGGAGGAGGTTTATTTCGATGCGCTCCGCCCTTCGCAGATTGCGGTCAAGTCTCCGCTCCTTTCCTCCTGGTCAACTTCAGGCGATGAATCTTCAAAGACAATGCAACGTCTCCGCGAAGCAGCGATTGGCGCAATAGATCAGCAGAAACAAACTCGTCTGTACTTTGCCGAATGGTCGCTTCCGTCTGTTGACCCAAACGACGAAATAAATTGGGGCTACGCCAACCCCGCACTCGGTCAGACCATAACCCTTGAGGCTCTTCAAGCAGCTGCGGAAACTCCAGACCGAGCAGCGTTCCTCCGCGCTCACCTAAACCTGTGGGTCTCGTCGGCGGACGCTTGGATTCAGCCTGGAGTCTGGGACAAGTTGTTCACCGAATCGGACTGTCCCGCTGGAGGCGTCCTTTGCGTTGACTCATCCACAGGTGGGGAAAAGTATGTGGGAATTCGTTGCGGACTCACCGAGGAGGGCAACATTATTGCAACTGTCCAGTTCTCCACAGAGTCACTCAAGGAGATGTGGATAAAGATTAACGAGGCAATGGAGGCAGACCCGAAGTTGCGTCTGGCAATCACTCCCGCCCTCGACCTTCATACGCCCGAGAAGTTAGAACGGCGACGTCAAATTTTCGGCTATGCCGAAGTACTTAAATTCACCGGACTGACCCGTTCGCTCATCCTTGAGAAACGCATCTACCACCGAGGCGAGGAACTACTGGCAACTCATGTCAACCGCGCCGTCCTTGCTCGCGCCAACGGTCAAGTCGTGATTAGCAGCCAACGCTCACCAGGCCCGATTGAGGCAGCCCGACTTTTGGTCGTTGCAGCAGCTCTTGTTTCTCGCCCGTCAAACACGGGACGCGCAGCAATGGCGTTCGGAAGGTAGTTGCATTTGCAACTACTTTGTGGGAGACTCCCTGCGTGGCGTTCTTCTCCCGAAAAATCACAACCGCAGAATTCGCATCGTCGCCCATCAAAGCCGCTGCCGGTGTCGGCACTTCTGGCATCCCTCCGATGTATGCGTGGTCAAGCGGAACCTTTGAGCAGATCGCCCTTAGTCTTCCGACGGTGTCGAGGGCGAGAGACCTTCTCGCCTCGACAATCTCAAGTCTTGAGTTTCGCCAGTATGTAAAACAATGGGATCCTGCAGCTGAGGAATATGAAGAAATTTATGTTCCCAACGAGTCTTGGATGGAAAACCCTGATCCGCGCGTTCCTCGCCAGTTCATATTGGCTAATACGGTCACGGATCTCTGGATATATGGGCGCTGCTTCTGGGCCGTAACTTCTCGTAATGCAACCGATGGACGCCCAATGTCTTTTGAATGGCTTCCCGCAGCAAACATTCAAACACCTTCCCAACAAGGCCCACAATTCTTCGGAATGCCCGATGACATTCAATTTAACGGCATTCCGTTAGACCCGAACGAAATCATTTGCTTTCTTGCTCCGACAACTGGTCTTTTGTACACAGGTCGACGCGCCGTCAGCATTGCAACTCACCTTGATCAGTACGCAGACCGTGCAGCAACCATTGAAACTGTCCCTGGCTATCTTCAGCAAACTTCCGCAGGCGAAACAATGTCCGGTGAAGAACTCGGAGACTTGGCAGCGCAATGGGCGCAGGCTCGTCGCGAAGGAAACGTCATCGGCGCATTAAACAACTACGTCGAATTCAAAGAATTCAAATCAGACCCGCTTGAAGTCAACGCAGCACAACGTCAATACCAGGCACTTGACCTTTCCCGCCTCTGCTCCGTCCCTGCATACCTTGTTTCGGCACCCACCCCTGGCGCATCCATGACATACCAAAACGCAACGCAAGCGCGCCAAGACCTTTGGCTATTTGGTGCGCAAATGTACGCAGAAGCAATCACTTCTCGCCTCAGCATGAACGACGTACTCAGTCGCGGACGCTTCATTTGTTTCGACACCGATGACCTCCTTGCCGTTGCCGATATGTCACAAGTACCAGTAGAACCACAAGTCCCAGACCTTCAGGAGATGCCTTCATGATCAAGTTCACCGCCATTCCAATCACCCTTGACGCTGCAGCTGGAGACTCAACCGCTCCACGCACCATCACCGGCATTGCAGTCCCCTGGGACACCGTCGCAACCGTCTCAGGCGGAGAAAAGGTCATGTTCAAGCGCGGAGCCTTTGACTTGAATGCCAAGCCCGCGCGACTTCTTGAAAACCACGACGGACGCCCCATCGGGATTGTCAACGAAATTATCGACCTTGAAAACGGTCTCGGCTTCACCGCATCATTTGCCCGCAGTCAGCAAGCCGACAATGTTGTTGAACTTATTCAAATGTCAGCGTATGACTCGGTCTCCGTTGGAGCAGTTCCACGCAAATTCAAATACGACAAGAACGGCGTGATGGTTGTTTCATCCGCTGATCTACAAGAACTTTCGGTCGTCAGCGTTCCGGCATTTGCCGACGCAGTCATCGAACAAATCGCAGCCTCAGAACACGACCCCGAAGAGGTCGAAGAAGAGGCAAACGAACCCCAACCCGACACAAGTCTCCAGGAGGAAACAATGTCACAAGAAACCCAAGTCGAAGCCTCCACGCCCGACGTCATCCCAACCACAATTTTTGCTGCAGCACGACGCGAATTCAAACTGCCTTCACCGGCTGAATACATCTCGTCATACCTTCGCGGTGGACACGAGTTCGCACAGATGCACGAAAACATCCGCGCAGCTGCACCAGACGTCATCACAACTGACACACCTGGAATCCTGCCAACCCCAATCCTTTCCCCCGTCTACAACAACTTTCGCGGACTTCGTCCAGTAGTTGACGCAATCGGCGCAAAGGCAATGCCAGGAGGCGGAAAAATCTTCATCCGTCCAGAAGTAACAACTCATACTTCAATGGCAGTTCAGTCAGCAGAAAACGCAGCCGTTCAATCAGGCACCTTCGTTGTTTACAACAACCAAGTCACCAAGAACACATACGGCGGATACGTCACCATCTCAGAACAAGACCTCGACTGGACTGATCCTGCAGTTCTCTCATTGGTACTTGACGACATGGGTCGCATCTACGCAAACCAAACCGACGACGTCGCTGCAGATGCTCTTGTAGCAGGCGCAACCACAACCGCAGTCCTTTCAGATGCAAACCTTTTGCTTGCAGACAAAGTTGTTGCCTTCGTTTATGACGCAGCAGCAACCATCTTGTCAGCATCAAACGGCAACCTTCCAACTCACTTGTTCGTTGCTAGCGACGTATTCGCAAGCCTCGGAAAATTGAGTGACACAGCACTTCGTCCGTTGTTCCCACAAACAGGCCCAATGAACGCATACGGCTCAATGTCACCTGCCTCAACAGAATCAGTTGCCTTCGGACTTCGCGTTGTTGTTGACCGCAACTTTGCAGCAAAGACAATGATCGTCGGAGACGCTTCAGGCTTCGAAATCTTTGAACAGCAAAAGGGCGCAATCAGCATTGACAATCCATCAACATTGTCTCGCACAATCGCTTTCCGCGGTTACTTTGCCACTTTGATGATTGACCCAACCAAGTTCGTCAAGCGCGTCACCGCGTAACGACAACTAAAGAAGACTGGCAGAATAATGGCTACTTACGATCTCGCGTTTCATACGCGCCTCGATGGGTACGCCGTTCTCCAGACCTTTGTTGAGACAGGCATACAGGTCGGAGACTCCGTGGTAATCGCAGGCGCAAGTCACGGATTCTCTGCAACCGCAACAATTGTTTCAACAGAAGACTTTGAATTCGTTGGCGTATCTGACGAGGGCGACCTCGAATTTGACTCCAACGTAATTCGTCTTTACCAGTTTCTTTATGTGAACGCAGGCACGGACTTTACTCGTTCAGTTGCCACCGGCACAGTCACTTTCACCCCATCCGTTTCATGGATCAACGCAGCTGATGTCACCTCATGGCTCGGCATCGACGTTGCAACCGCCAATGACACCGCATTCATCACAGTCTGCGTCAACGCTGCAAACAATTACATCTTCCGCAAGCGTCGCGAAGCGGGCTATACCGATTCGCAATCAACGGTGCCAGGTGCCGACGTCAAACTCGGCACAATCATGTACGCAGCAACCCTCTACCGCGAACGCGGATCAGCAGACTCATTCGCCTCATTCGACGCAATGTCTTCAATCCCCATCCCGTCAACTATGGGACGCATCATGGCTCTCATCGGCTGCGGAAGACCACAGGTCGCATAATGGCTGCAACAGGAATCCTCGTCGACGCAGTCAACGCCATCAAAACCGCCCTCACAACTCTGGGTCTCAAACCTGTCACAGATCCCCGAAACGCGCGCCCAATGTCCGTCATGATTGAACTCCCCGTCATGACCTCATTCACATACAACGTCGGCGACTTTCGGATTCCCGTCAGAGTCTTGGCAGCCCCCCCAGGCAACCAGGACTCAGGCGACTACCTCATGACAACGGTAGACACCATCATGAACTCGCCCATCGCAGTCGTAGATGCCCGTCCAGGCAACGCGGTCTACGGTGGGCAAGACATACCCACATACGACCTCACGGTGGCAATCGCCGTGCGGAGAAACTAAGGAGCCACAATGGCAACAAGTACATTCCTCGCTAACGCGACTTGCAATATCACCCCCACAGGCGGAACCGTCTACGACGTATCCGATCAACTTTCAAAATGTGAAGTCACAGTCGGCTACGACATCCTTGACTCAACATCGCTGAATGATGCAGGACACCAGGGAACAAATGGTCTCCAGACCGTGTCAGTCAACCTCGACCTTTTCCTTTCATACGGAGTCGGCGAAGTAGAAACACTTCTTGCAGCAATCATCGCAGCTGGATCATGCACAATCGTCGTGTCGCCTTCCGGCACATCAGAGACCGCATCGAACCCCGAATACACGATTACGAAAGCCACACTTTCAGGCGCACCAGTGATCATGTCAACTGTGGGCACCCTCGCAGTTGCCTCGATCAGTTTTGTCAATGGCACCTGGGCACGAGACATCACACCGTAAACAAGAAAAAGAGGGAAACATGAAAATCCAATTACAAGTCACACCAATAGACGGAGACCCGTATGAAGTCGAAACGAATCTTTTCGTTGTCGTCGCATGGGAGCGCAAATTCAAGAAGCAAGCATCCAGTCTTGCCAACGGAATTGGCGCAGAGGATCTCGCGTTCTTTGCTTTTGAATCGGCTCGAGCTGCGGGAATCATCACCCCGCTCGCATTCGATGACTTCATCAAGAAAACCAAGTCAATTGACGTCGTTGGGGGGGAACAAGCAGTCCCCACCGATCCGGCAGTTTCCGCCGGTCTTTAGCAGAAGTTCTTGTCGAGACCGGATACTGGATTCCCGACATACCGTTCGACACGGACGACCTTTTCACGGTCTTCGATGTAATGAACGAAAAACAGAAAGCACAAAGGTCTAGACGATGAGCACGAAGACAACTATTGAAGTCACAGGACTCAAGGAAGCCATTCGTTCACTCAACAAAGTTGAGCCTGGACTTCGTAAAGAGTTTGTCGCACAAGCAACCGCTATTGCTCAACCTGCCATCCTTGAGGTACAACGGGGCTACACAAAAGTTCCTCTTTCGGGCATGGCTCGCAAATGGACGAGCAAAGATGGGAAAAAGATATTTCCCTTTTCGGTTGCTCGAGCAATCTCAGGAGTCAAATTGAAAGTCGATGCTTCGCGCGAAGCAACGTCATTGATCTACATAACCCAGACTAATGTGGCAGCTGCCGTCTTTGAAGCTGCGGGACGCACTAACCCAAATAGCCTCGGCGACTCTCTTGGTGACCTCCGTCCAGGTACCACCCGTATTCTCGGACCCGCAGTCTTTCGCAAGCGCAAAGAGATTGAGCGTGAGATGCTGAAAGCATCAATGGACGCCATTGCGCGCGTACAGAAAGAACTCAACTAATGGCACTTGCAATCCCAATCATTTCGACCTTTGACGGCAAGGGAATTACATCCGCCATCAACGAATTCAAAAATCTTGAAACCAATGGCGAAAAGGCGCACCTGGCAATCACGAAGGCAGCAATTCCCGCAGCAGCTGCACTTGCTGGAGTTACCGCAGCACTTGGACTTGCAGTCAAGGCAGCAGCCGAAGACGCAGCAGCTCAAGAAGCACTAGCAAGTCAAATCAAGCGCACAACAGGCGCAACCGATGCTCAAATATCAGCCAACGAAGATTGGATCACAACTCAAGGCAAACTGCTCGGAGTAACAGACGATGAACTTCGTCCGGCACTCGCAGGGCTCATCCGCGCAACTGGAGACATCACCGAAGCCCAAAAGGCAGCCTCCCTCGCAATGGACGTCGCAGCTGCAAAAGGCGTCTCACTTGAGACCGTAACCAAAACCTTAGAAAAGGCGTATGGAGGTAACTTCACCGCGCTTGCAAAACTGTCCCCAGAACTCCGCGACATGATCAAGTCAGGCGCATCACTTGACGAAGTCACCAAAGCAATGGCAGAGACATTCGGGGGCGCAGCATCAGACGCAGCAAACACCGCAGCAGGAAAATTCGGAAGAATGAAACTTGCCCTCGACGAAACCAAAGAGTCAATCGGCGCAGCACTCATGCCTGCCGTAGAAAAAATCCTGCCAGTCCTTGTCGCTTTCTCGCAATGGGCATCAGATCACCCAGGCGTATTCCTTGCAATCGCAGCTGCCGTCACCGCCATCGCTGGAGCAATCGTGACGTATACCGCAGCATCAAAAATTGCCACAGTTGTCAACGCACTCCTGGCAACATCATTTACCGCCCTCCAAGTTGCGACTGGCTTAGTTGTCTTCACAGCAATCATTGCTGGAATCATTTTGTTGTATTCCCGCTTTTCATGGTTCCGCGACGGCGTCAAAAATGTTGTCAACGGCATATCTGATTATTTTGAGTTCATGGGTAATGCCTGGGTCAAAGCATCCAACATCATCATTCGTGGTATCAACCTCCTGTCACCATTCAAAGACATCCCATACATCAGCACAATTTCAATCGGTCACATGGGGGAAGGTGGCGCAGGGGGCGCAGCACCTTCCACCACCCCTGCATTCGTCGCGCCGTTCACAGGTCTTGTCGATACTTCTCCATCCCCTGGAAAGGTGTCTAAGAGCCCCGCAGAGCCCCCAATGACCCCATACAAGTCCGAAGGTGACACTTCGGGTGGATACGCCACCGCAGGGCTTCCAAGCATTGACTTCTCTGGTGTCACATTCAACATTGACGCAGGACTTATTTCATCCCCCGCAGCCGTCGGGCAGGACATCATCGACGCCATCCTCGCAGCCCAACGAAACTCAGGGGTTGTCTTCGCCCCTGCGTCGGGTCTCTAATGGCAGTCCCCACATACCAAGTTCTTGTCGGATTCCAAACAACAGTTGGATTCGGTCAACCTTTTCAGCTAGACGATGCGGTGTACGGAAAACTAAACACCGGCACACTTGGAGGTCTTGCATATGCCGATCTGACTTCTCTTGTTCTTGGCATCAGCATTCGTCGCGGACGCAACCGACAACTAGACCAATTCAACGCAGGCACCGCACAAATCGTATTTAACAACAACACTCGAATCCTTGACCCATTAAATACATCCTCGATCTATTACCCGTATGTGTTGCCTCGCTCGCCAATCATCATCTACGCCAACGGCACCCCGATCTACACCGGATACGTCGAAGACTGGAACCTTGACTACGGCAACGCCAACCAAGACCGAATGATTGCCTCATGCGTTGACACCTTCGGAACAATGTCCAACCAAATCCTCAATGCATGGACACCATCAGCAGAGACATCAGGAACCCGCGTCAATGCCGTTCTAGACCGTCCAGAAGTCCTCTATCAAGGAGCAAGGTCTATTGGTACAGGATCATCCACTTTGGGGGCTTACGCGGTCACTCAAGGAACAACCGTCTTGAACTATCTACAACAAGTCAATACTTCCGAGCAGGGCTACCTTTACACGGCAGCCGATGGAACACTCACCTTCAAGGGAAGGTCAAGTGTTCTGAACCCTGTTTCAGGGGCATCGTTCACAACTAACGGCACCGGCATCTCGTACATGACCTTGACCAATCAATTCGGATCGGAACTGCTCTACAACTACATTGTGACGCAATCACCCGCAGGAGCTGCACAAACATCATCCGACTCAACGTCAATCAACCTCTACCAAGCCCAGAACTACAACCTCCTCAATCTGCTCAATTCAACAACAACAGAAGTTGCAGGACTTGGTGCATACCTTCTCGGAAAATATGCAAATCCTGTTCTTCGCTACACAGGCGTCTCATGCCAACTTGCAGCTCTCACTTCTGCGCAATGGTCAACCATTTTTGCTATCGACTTGACGTCCATCGTCACAGTACAAAAGAGCTTTTCAACTGGCACACCAACAACAGATTCTCAAACCCTCATAGTTTCAGGCATTGATCACAGAATTGCCCCAGGGTCTCACATTATTTCGTACACTTTTGAAAGTACCGACGGCAACCAATACCTCACCCTTAACGACGCAATCTTCGGAACGCTCGACAACAACCTTCTCAGTTTCTAGAAAGGAAACAACAAAATGGCAGACCAGACATTCACATCAGGGCAAATCCTGACGGCAGCACAAATGACAACCCTTCAATCCAACATTGGTTTGACGTGGATTAGCACGAATACGTTTTCGGCTACAGCAACCAAACAATTTACGTCACTTTTTACAAGCGCTTTCACTGATTATCGTGTTTTGTTTAATTACACAGGAAGCGTCACAACTGCGGTATATCTACGCTGGTTAGTTGGCACGACAGTTCAAACAGGAAACATCCTCAGCCAAAAAATAGAAAGCCAGTTATCTCTTGGAACGGTCATTGCTGCGTCCCGAGCAGACCAATATGGGCTTATTCCACCGGCTTATGGAACGTATCCAAGTACATACGCGCTTGATATTTACAGCCCACAAGCAACTGCATACACGTCGTACGAAATGAACACAGGTTCTCTTGGCGTGAGTGTCAGTGATTCCATTTTACAAATTGGCTCCGGTAGAAATGTCACAACAACATCGTTTGACGGTTTTGAAATCACAACAGCCGGTGCACCCACATTGACAGGCACAATGACATTGTACGGATACCGCAAATAATGCGAAATAGCCTGATTCTATTGGTCTTTTTGACATCGCTTACAGCTTGTTCAGATCGTGAACGTGTCAACTGTTTACGCACAAAAAACAAAGCAGCAACCGCAACGGCGTCAATGACAACGCCAGGTGGCGGAAGATGCGGATGAAAATGCGACCAAGACTTACCGGCGATCAAATCAAAGCCCGGCTTATCCTCATGGTCGGCATCACACTTTCACTCAGTTTCGCAGGAACAATTTTTGTCCTGTTGTACGGATTGCTATTCGTGACACAGCCACTCGAGGTCTCTCCGAACGATACGGAAGCATGGAAAATCCTCAGCCCATTGACTTTGACACTCGGTGGCGCGCTCGGTGGATTACTAGCTGCCAACGGTCTCAAAGGACATCCAGAAGAAAAGAAGAAAACAGATGAGTAACTACACGGGAACTTCTGACGGCGTAGCAAAAGCAAAACGCCCAGGAACAGAACGCTTCGTAGTTCTTTGCAACAAAAGATGGGGATTCAAAAACCTCGGGACGTGGGTCGTTCGTGACATCGTCGGAAAGCCCGGCGTTCCTTCTGTGCACGGAACCGCAAGGGCACTCGATACCTCATTTGGAACTGACAAAGCATCGGGCAAAGAAGCCATTCTGTGGTTCGTTGAACACGCAACTGCTCTCGGACTGGAAGAGGTTCACGATTACTCGGGGCTCACCAAAAAAGGTTGCGAGACGTGGGGAAGAGGATGGCGTATTACCAGAGGTTGGAAGGATTGGTCGGCAAATGACAACGGTGGTTCTCAAAAAGCCACTTGGATCCATTGCGAACTTGCGCCCAAATATGCCGATATGTCAGGCGACGAATACGAGGCTATTTGGAGAAGCGTTCCGAAGCCATAGAACGCCCGAGGATGTCATTCTCCTCGAGCCAGACTCCAGAGGTTCGCGTGTTTCCCTCCTTACCTCTGGGGTCGAATCCGCCACTATGACGCTGACTTGTGTTACAACATCCAGACACGTCTAGCGAAGGGAAACGCAATGACATACGAGCAATACCTCGTCACATTCACCACAGGATGG